GCGTCTTCGGCTTTGCCCCGTCGTTCCTCGGCGTCCAACAGCCTGCGGTTGGTCAATTCCCGGGCTACTTCGGCTTCGTGTTCCTGGTCGGCACGTTGCTGCGCGATCTTCAGTCCTTGCCGCTTTAACCCGGTGTCGGTCAGGTCTTGTAGGTTACGATCCAGTAATTCAACATCTGCGCGTGATAGAGTGCCCATAAATTAGCCTGCTTCACAATGCCTCCTTACCTCGGCAGAAAGTGCGTCGAGTAAGGCAACAGGGTTAATGTGTCCAGGGGGAACCGTTCCGATATGCACGCCACCGACGAGCACCGCCACCGCATCATCGTCGTCAATAAATCCCTTGTTCGGCATCTGCAAAAATTCAACACGTCGGTGGTACTTTTTCGAGAGATAGGCTGTCATCCGCCCTAAAGTGTCTTGTCTATTGATTGCCATAAAATCAGCCCATCCCCATTCCTGCACCTTTGATCGCCAGCCCGCCCAGAGCTGAAAGCCATGAAGTTTGGCCTTGTGCCTGGCGTACTTGGTCCGCGTAGGTCTGGGCGGCCGCATTCGGGCCGATGCTCGCCGCGTTGGTCGGCATCCCCGGGCCCGTAGCCCCAGGGTAATACGGCACCGATCCCTGTGCCGCCCCGATTTGTCGAAACTGGTCCTCTGGTGTCCTGCCCGAGACAAACGAGCCGAGGTCAGACATGTTGAGTTGTTCCCGTTCACGCTGAATCTGTTGCGGGCTCTTCCCGCTGGCCAGATACGCCCCGGCCTTGTCCTCGGCGGCCTGTAACCGTGCCTGACCTTCCGCCCCGGTGGACATGCTGTTAGCCACGTCGCCCGCGGCCACGTTACCACCGCGATCCGCATTGGCTCGAGCAACTGCGCTTTCAAGTAAGGCTTGCGATTGTGGGTCCAGCCCTTTGCCGGCTTTGACCTGGGCGTCAATCTGGCTGTCGAGTTGGCCAGCAAGCGGGTTGATCGGGGTCGGGTTCTCGATCTGGTTTTGGATCATCTCGTATTCAGCCTTACGGGCCCCAGTGCCGAGTGGGTCAGCCTGTTCCGCCTCTTCCCTTTGCTGATTGGCGTAATCTTCCCCGTACTTCGCTCCAAGCGCTATTTGCTGATCGGCTTGCTGTCCCGCCAGTTTGCCTTGAATGTCGGCGGTTCCTAACCCGGTGAAATCGTCACCTTTGATGTAGTTCCCGTTGGCGTCCTGATACACCGTCTGAGCCTTTCCAGTCCTCTTCGCTGCGGTCGCCAATGGCTCGAGGATTCGGCCTTGCGCTCTTTCTGCCGGGTCTTTGCTCTTGATCAGTTTCCGGTACAGGGCTTCGAGTTGGCCCCGGGTCATCTGGCTCGTTTTGGTGCCTGCCGGGGTTCCTTGCCCGAGAGCTTCACGTTGCGCCAGCTCACGTTCGATCAACATCGCGTCGGCTTGTGCGCCAAGGGTCGTTTTCGCGGCCTGAACCGGGTTAGGGGCTTTTGGTGCCTTGGGACCACCTACACCCGCGGCGCCCGCGGCGCTCGCGCCGATACCGGCAATCGCTAGACCAGCCATCAAAGCCATATCAGATCCCCTCCTTTGCCAGTAGTGTCAGTCTTTTTGTGAAATGTTGCTGAATATTCAGGTTTTTAAGCAGTTTCCAACGTTGATGATCAAATTGAATGTTCGGTAAGAGCCAATTCCAGACGCGGCTGGCTTGGCCTTCGTCGTCGAGGTCTTCCGTGTCTATTGCCATTACCATCGGCTTAACGCAAAGCTGTTTTAAAGTCAATTTACGGGCTTCCCAGACCGCTTCTGTAGCCCATCCGTTTAACCGCACACATTCACGGTTCATAAGTGCGTCAAAACTGGCCTGCGCTTCATCGGGGTTACGTAGCAGGACCACCCACGGCGCCGAGGGGTAGAAATTACTCAAGGCTTCAAACTCCGTCATCAGTTCCGGGCCACTCGCGCCGATCGTCCGTTCATCATTTCCGATGATATGCAGCATCGTGCCCGGTACTGGGTCGTGATAACACAGTGTCCGATCGGTGGTCAGGAAATTGGCCATCCAGGCGCTTCTACTCCGAGGCAAGCCAGTGACGAAGAAGGGAGTTTTCATCCGCCGCGTTGACCATTGTTAACCCAGGTGTTGCCCGGTTGTTGGTTCTGGTTCTGGCCCAGTCCAAACCAGCCGTTTGACTGTGCTGCACCTACCCCTTGCGCAGCGGTCCCAATCCCGGCTAACCATGGATTAGTCTGACTGTTCGCCCAGTTGTAGCTACTGTTGTAGATGCTGTTGGCTGCGCCTGATCCCGCCGCATTCGAGTTGAACCCCGCCGTAGGTCCACCCGCTACCGGCTGTTGCATCCCGGGTGCGCTCAGGTCAGCAAACTGGCTCGTTGGGTTCGTCCCGTTCGCAAACGCTCCTTCATTCCCAATCGCCCGCCGATAGTTCTGATACGCCACATCTTCAGGTGACGTACCGGCTTCCAGAATCTTCAAGGCGTTAGCCTGTCTCTGACTCTGTAAGGATTCGCCGGCGTTTACGACTGCTTTAGCCTCCTGGCTGGTCGGAGCGTTCCCGAGGGTGATCCCGCTCGCATATTGTTGGCCCCGGACACCTTCCCGTACTTGCTCTTGCTGTTTCGGGTCGCTGAACCCTGCCCCCTTTGAAAGTTCATCCTGTAGCTGCTGTTGCAGGTCAGCCGATACCGGGGAATTTGGGTTGAGCTTGGCGTTCTCCTGAATCTTATCGAAAAGCTGTTGCCTTGCGGCGTAACCCTGCGGATCGGCGGCTTTGAGTTCGTTTAACCTTTGCTGAATCAGCGTCGGGTCTTTCTCCTTCATCAACTGAAGGAGGGTCGCCGCCATCTTGTCAGACACACCGCCGGTTATGTCCGCGTTCCCTTTGCCGGTGAAATCGTAGGTTTGCCCGTTGCTGAGTGTGACCTTTTGGCCGAGGGCCATCGCTGATTGCAGCTTGTAAAGGTCGGGCTGGGTCTGAATGTCGCTCTGAATCCCATAATCGGCTTGTTCCGCTACCGTCGGAGGTTTCGGGGCTGAAGTGCTCAGGAAAGGTACACCCATTACTCGTCCCCTCTCAGGCAGCGCAGAAACGCTGCCAGGCTCAAATTGTTTAATTGCCACCATCCTGAACTGCTTTCGATTTTCAAAAACAGTTCGTTGAATCTACGCAACCCGATCAACCGTTTGGTGATCGGGGTGTTGGTTTCGCTCGTGAGGTCAAACGGCAAATCAATCGGCAGATTCGGCGCGCCCTGCCGCAAGTCACCTTGCCAGCTTTTCAGGTCCGCGTTATCCGCTACCGCTGTGATCGTCACCAGCGCATTGCTTTCCCCGAACCGTGCTTGGGCTCTCTGGGCGCTTTTGTTGACGTTGGCGTCACCGAACAGCATTGCCCTGCTCCATAGCTTTGTGGGTATGTCCGTCCCATCATCTTTGTAGGTGGCATCAAGGCCGTCATCGGCGTAATCTTTCCAGACTCTCACGTTGCCTACGCTATCACCGTGGATCAACCTATGCACCCCATTAAAGCGTGTCGTCTCCCAGCAATTAGCCGTCCAACCCGTCCATATGCCCATCCACTTCTGAAGATTGGCGTTGAACACCATCACCGTGTTAGGGGCGGTCGCACTGTCCAGGGGCACCGAGAACAGAATGTAATTGCCGTAAGACGTGACCGCGATCGTGTCGTCATGGTCCCAGTTGATCCGCGCTACGTAAGGATTCATCGGGAGTGACAAGGCCGGTCCAACGACGTGTTGCGAGGCTGCAGCGTCCATCCGGGCCAAGCTGTAGAAGTTCTTGTCCGGGCTAGCGAAATAGAGATCGCCTTTACGGACGGTGAACGCACGTTTACCACAAAACCCGATCCCGTCAGTCTGTTGCTCGGGGCCCATGGCTGCCTGAAAGTTGGTGATCTGCAGGCGTGGGTCCGTGTTCACCAGCCAAATACTGTTCTCTTTGCCCACGGCGAGAATAAACCCATCCTTGGCGCTTGAGCACAGGCTAGCCGCGGCGATCACCTGGTCGCCTTCACCTTGACCGATTCGGAAAGTGCGGTCGGTCTTGCTCCAATCACCATCCCCGTACGCTCCGAGGGCTGAAGCCCAGATCGCATCGTTCCGGTACGCTTCGTCGTCAACTGAACCGGAAAAACCCATGGCCCACATGCGGCCAGCGTGCCACACCACAAACGAAGCCCCCGCCGGCGGTGAGCCATCGTTTCCAACCGAGAACGGACCATCAAAGGCTGTACCTGCAGAGTACCGGCGTAGCGTGGTTCCGTCTGTGAACAGTGCTTTGTCCACCCCTTGAGCCGCAATGAAGTCAGCCCCACTTGCCGGGGTCCACCCCGTCAAAGCCGTGATGACTGCTGAACTGTCCACGAGTGAAAACGCGTCATTCGATTCAACGATCAATTTCTCCTGGCTCGGGGTGTCAAAGTAGAGTGCTCCCTGCATCTTGGCTGCGAAGGCTGCGCAAAAACGGTCTGCGCCCGGTCGTGTCCGAGCTCGAAGGTTATCCGGTAAGACTATGTTTTCGCCGTATTGAAAGGCGTCTGGGGCCAGCAAAGTCGGAGGGGAGAAGGCATCCATCCCGCCCCCGAACGATTCACACCGTTCCGTTGTCGGTTCGTCGTCAACCGCCTGGTTGTACAGTGCCATTTCAAATCTTGCTTGAAGTCACGTAATCCCAATCCCACCCAGCCCCAACACCCATGTTGGTCTCCCCGAACCCATCATCAGGTATCAACCGTTTGTTGTGCGCTTGCTGAACGGTTTCGAGCCTGAAAAGGCTCTCGTAATGGCCGGCGGCTTCCTGCTTTTTGGCTTCCGCTTTGCCTACCTGGTGTTCCCGTTGGTACATGTCAGCCTGGGTCAGCGCGATCAGCACATCTTCACTACCCCGGATCGGTGGGTTATCCGCATCGGCCGTAAACGTCGGCATCACGACCTTTGCCAGGACCCGCAAGGTATTGTTGCCGGTCGGGATTTTCACCAAACGAATACGCTGGCGCAGTGCCGCCGCGGTATCGCTCGCACCCACGGCAAACACTTCCTCTTCGTTGGTGTCGTCCACGATGATCGCTGACCCATCTGTAACCTGCTTTGTCATCGCGTCGATCCGTAGCGTGGTGGCGAAGTCCTGACCGAAATCCGTCCCGGCCACTGTCGCCCGTGTCACCGTGAAATTGTCAGTGCTCAGGTAATCCACTACTGCGGATAAGCTCGGGTCTTGTTCGCTCGCTTCCAGGCGTACCGCTACGGCTGTGTCCCATTCCCACACGCACGGGCTTAACAGATGGAACTGGCTCGGGATGCCTTGAACGTCGAACACTTCCATGTCGAACCGGAAATAGACGCCTTGATCTTCGATGTTCAGATACCGCGAATCCAATCGGCAGGCTAACACCCGGTCAACCATGGCTGGACAAAGGAAGGTTGCACGAGAGGGTAGCCAGAGAGCGGTAGTCATCCCGGCGCCGGCGTCTCCGATTGTGCTCGTGAATTGGGCGACTGAATCTTTCCACATCGCCCGGCCCCAAACAAGCTTGGCGTTCTGAGAGAGGAACAGCCCGCAAGCGTCCTGGTCTTCCTGCTCGGACATATCTACGCCCGTGCAGATTTGGGTGATGAGATCGGCGCGGTTCATTCAGTAGGTCCAGTACCGGGCGTACACTTTGGCCTGCCAGTTATTGGTGTTCGCGTTGCCGTAAACGAAGGTCCCGCGGTTGGCCATGGCATAGGCCCCCAAGCCGTGCAGATAAAGGGTCGTGGCGTTGGCTACGAGGATGAAGGCTGAATTACCGTCACCACCTTGCAAACTCACGTTGGCCACGTCCACTTCGTCTCCGATGGAGTACCCGTTCTCAGCCGTTGTGCATACCAGCACAGCCCTGACATCCTGGGGCTTGCCCGCAAAGCCGTGCGCGATGTTTACGGTAAAGGTTCCCTTGGCAGCGAGATTTGACGGGCCAGCCGTAAACGAATAGCCACCAATTCCCGGGACTGAAGCGTATTGCGCGGTGGCCCCGTTGTTCGCCGTGAAAATATAGTTGTTGGTGTTCGGAGTGGTGCTGCTCGTGACGAAACCAGCGATCTTGCTCAGCAGCGTGCCGATTTGGGCTTTAACCAAGGTGCCGTTTTCGAGCACTAAAACGTAATCGTTGGTCAACACGGTGGTTGCTTCCGACGGATTGTTGATCAGGTTCGTGTTGGCGAGCAGAACCGTCATCGTCATCCGCTTCAGTGTTCCACCCTGGCTTACCACAAACTGATCGCTACCGTCGGCGGCTGGGGTCGCTGCTGACTTGGCTGTGATGAACCCGGCGTTGATCGTTGCACTGCCCGCGATCGCGTTCATCTTCGACGCGGTAACGTGCTCCTGATCGGTAAAGATATACCCCTGCGTAAGATCCGCAGCCCCGGCGCTCAACGCCAGCATGGCCACGAGGAAGGCAAGGAAGTTCCAAGTTCGTTTGATGTGGTCAACGGAGAAGCCTGCTTGTCGGCAAATGTCGTGGTGACTGTGCCCTTGCAATTCCATCTCACGAAAGGCTTTTGGGACAGCTTCGTCAACACCCGGTTCCCGGCAGCAATCGCGCCCCATGAACCCTTGGCCGCCGATGTTCGGCGCTACGATCCGCTTCAGATGCGGCGGTACGTTGTCGCGCTCGGCAATCCGGCGTTGCAGCTCTACGGTCTTGCCGGTTGTGCTGTCGTAATATTCGTAAGTGGGCACTGTCTCTGCCTTTCTATTTCTCGTTCGGTGGTCTGATAGCGTGCTTCCCGTCTGTGCGCCTGGCGCTCGGTTTTGGTCAGCCTGACCGCCAGCCGTCGGGCCTGAAACCAGCCGCGGGACTGGGCTTTATCGAGGATGGCGCCAAGGGTTCTCATAGCAGCTTTGAAATCTGCTGATTGTACCAATCTTGGTTGTAGAACAGTCGGCGGCGCCGTTCGCACGCACGCGCGAGCTTCACCAACCGCCAAGCCTTGAACGCTTTTATTGGAGTAGTGATTCCAACCCTCCGCAAATTCGCCCAGTGGTATTCAACGGTCTTGACCGAGATGCGAAGCTTGCGGGCCACTTCCTTTAGTGGACAATCCCACGCCACCAGTTGCAGCACCTGCATTTGCCGATGATTTTCCGGGTAGATGGTCATGGCAGAATCACGGTTTTGCTCGGCTGTTGGGTTGATACGAAATCGATCTTGGAGTAGGGGCGAGCAACGAGGTTCCCGGCTGGGTTGGTGAGCGTTACGGGAGGGTATTTTACGGCATCCTGCCATTTGCCGTTCAGTGAATTGTTAGTGGCCAGAACGGTGGTCATCACGAGCACGTTGGACACAGGCGGCGACAGTGGCGGATGGAATTTGTTGGTCATCAACCCGCTTACCCCGTCGCTTACCCCAAAGCCGTTGAACGCTATCACTGTGTAGTTGGCCCCAAGGTTCTGGCCGCAGATGTTGATCCAGCACAGATTACTAACTGTGATTTCGTTGGTGTCGTTCCATTGCACCTTGTAACCCCATGCACCGGGCACCGGATCGAAATACACCGTTACGCAATTTGTATTCGTGCTCGTCACGACCGCAGGCAGGTTGATAACTCCCGCGCGCGCAGAACCACAGAGCAAGGCCAACACGAGCCAGAGCTTGAGCCGCTTGATAAGCTTCTTCAGCAGGTCGGCCGCCCAGGCACCTTTCAAGACTCCGTAGCTCATAATCAGGTCGATCAGATTCTTCCGCTTGCGGCGGGTTATTTTCCTTTTGGTTGCCATCGTGGGGAGGCGGCGCGTTGCGCTTGCAGGTCGTTAAAGGCTTTCTCCTGTTCCTCGGTCCACTCGCCGCTTTGCTGGGAAGTAGCCCGAAGCTTCTCAAGAAAAGCCGTCAGTTGTTCGATGGTCGTCAGGGAAGCCGTGATAAGAGCGATGATCGTGAGTGGGTCCATAACATTAGAATTTGAGTCCGGGGGCAGGTGCGGTGAGCGGTCCTGGTTTAGTGAGTGCCTGAGCCGATAACAGGTGAGACTGGATGCTGTTCAAAACCTGCTCGAGCGCAGCCAGGGCCGCAGTCAATTTGTTCTGGTTTTCGATGGTTCGTAGTGCCTTGTACGTCCGTCGGGCGTCCGTTGCCTGTTGGATGAACACCAAACCGCGTTGCAGTTGGCCGCTGGGCGCTCCTGGGTACGGAATGTAGGTCCGTAACCATTCGGCGAACTGGTGTACCTCAGGGGCTTTGTCCTCGATCAAGAGTTGGTGATCGTATTCCAGCGCGATAAACAGATCCATCGTGTCAGCCGCTACACTGATGGATTGTTCGGCGCGAACCTCGATCGGGTCAGCATTGGGAGCGACGGAGGCGCAGCCCGCGAGGGCCAGCAACAGCAACGGTAAAATCAGGTTCTTCATGGTTTGGGATTGATTGCAACATCGGGGCCCGGGCGTTGGCCATCAGCACAACGGACATAGCTGGTGTCGCCCGTCCTGAGTGCGTCGGAGTTCTCCTGGACCTGTTCTTTCAGGTTGTTGACGGCTTTGGCGTCGGCGGCAAACAAGTGGCCGAAGAACACCCCGAGCACGTTGAACAGGATGCCACTGAGGATCATCCATTTGTACCAGTCCTGTGGGATGACATTGGAGATCGGGCCAGAGAACTGCGAGCACACGAGCGGCATGCCAAAGAGGGTCACGCCCACCGCGGCACAGGTCCCGCTGATTGTGCTACGCCAGTTCTTCATAATTTGTGCAGGAGAATAGGCACGAGTTCCAAGGCTGCTTTGGTGGCGATGATCAGCCCGACGCCAACGGCAAATTTGACTTCCAGGGCCCGGGTACGTTTGTCCTGGTTGGCGCGATCTTCCTCATACCGTTTTTGGGCTTCGGTTTGGTTTTTCACGATGGTTTCGAGCAATTCCTTGCGGGCTTTGCCCTCGACGACCGCCACGCTTTCAAATGTGCCCATCCGTCCCTCCAAAGCGAACAGGCGGGCATTCATTTGCTCGAGTCGTTGTTCCGTCAGGGATTCTTTCAAAACTCATTGGGGGTTTCAGGTTGGTACGTCGTTATTTGAACTGCTCAACTTTCACCGGGAAAATTGCCGGGGGGGGATCAATGTTCGATCCTTTGTAATTCTGAAGGCTGATCCAGCACGTAGCGTTACTCATCCAGGCATAGACAAACGCCGTATTGGTCCGCACCGCAAAAGGCGTCATCACGGTCACGAAGTCGTTGCTTTTTAGGCTCGGTATCCCGGAGTTAACGTCCGATGAAGTCGCGGTTGCGGTTGAAGGAAAGTCAATCGTGATATTGGTGACGTAGCTATTTGTCATCACTGCCGTTGTGCCCCAAGGCGGAATGCTCCAGACGACTTTTTCAGGGTGTGTAAAGTTGGCTGGAACCCAGTTTCCACCAGAGACGTAGACCGGGCACAAGCCGTTATCAATGCACACGCCGTTGGTTGTCGGGTAGTAAAAGGTGTTGTTGAGCACGAGCACATTGTTGGTTGCGCCCGATCCGAGGGTTGTGGCAACCACGTCGCTGCCATTGGTCCCGCCACCCCAATAAATCGTGCACCCGTTCAGCTCTGCCCGCTCGTTGTCCTCGATGAAGTTGATAGCCGTGGTTTGGTAAAGCTGCCCCGTTTTGTCAGCCACATCAATAATGCATCCGTTCAACACACAGTTCGCCTGGAACTCAACTTCAAGGCCGATGGTGGCCGCCAACAAAGAGCCATTCGTGCCCATGGAATTTTTGGATCTGATGATGCAATCAAAAAGCCAGTTGGTTGACGACGTGTCCGGGCCGTGAAATCCGTCACAGGCAAAGCCATAGCTTTGATACGCGCCATTGGCTGCGCCGCTATACTCGGAAGGGCCGTCACTGGCAAAGATGCAATTCCAAAATTTATTTGTGCCGCTGCCGCACACGATTGGGATGTAGTTCGCAAATAGGCGACAGTTGTACCAGTCCGAGCCGAAATTGTTGCTGGCATACATGTGAACCGCATAGGTCGCCCCGGTCACAGTGAGATCGTGGACTTCAAACTTTGTCCCGGTCGGAGTTCCAACCGTGCCGTTAAAGCCGAGTGCGGCGGAAGTCTTGGTCGGATCGGTGTCGGTGTTGAGCACGGTCAACCCATAAATTCTCGCACCGTTATAAAGCTGCATGGGGAAGCTGGGAACCGGATTGGCAACGGCCACCGTGTTAGTGATTAGCGCCCCGTAGCCAAACAGAATTTGATTTGTGTACTGTGTCAGTCTGCCAATCGTTGTCGTTCCGAGTGGCAGCGTTCCCTTCGGCACACGCGTGATCGACTCCTGCCCAAAACACACCCCCGGCAACAGCAATAGAGCGAGTAAAAGCTTTCTCATGGCTGTAGCGTGATGAACAGAGTCAGGTCTTTCGCCCCAGCCGTGTAGGTCGCTGCCGTGGTCGAAACGGCCGCCACGATACCTTTGCCGAAGCCCATGCCGGTATTCGGCACGATCACAGAGAAATTGTCTGCTGCACCCATAGCCATGGAATGTTCAGGGACACGCAGCAACACCCCGGAGCTCGAATTATTGGTCAGGTTCACCACTGTTCCCGCCTGGGCATTGGCGAGGCTTGTGGCCAAGCGGAACACCCCGGCAATGTTGGTCGTCACCGCATAGTAAATCCCGGCTGCTGCGCCGAAATTGTTGGTAAGCTGGATTCTCTCACCCATCATCACTTCCCCGCTCCCGCCTGTTACGCTGTTGGTGAAAAACTCTGCGGTTGAGTTCATCCCTGAGACGTAAATCAACGGCCCGTTGGTCGAGGCGGTATCGAAGAACTGCAAAAACTGCTGCGAACCGTTGTTGTACCCGAAACAGCTAACCATTGTCGTCGGCCTGGCCTTCACCAGCCACCAATCCACAAGGTTAGAGCTCGAATCCGCGCGCGGTGCCTGCTGCAGGCTGCTGTAGGTCTGCGTCATCGGTTGAGCTGAGGCACCAAACGACCATAGAAGCAGCAACAGCGCGATCAACGATGAAACGTAGCTGTTCATTCCGCTACCGCCCTGGTCCCCGTTGCCGAGGCTCGCCCGGATGCTGGCTTCTTCTTCGTCCTCTCCTGGTGGGCCCGGTGTTTTGTCGAGCTTTTGACCGTTAACCGCGGTGATCTTGATGTAGGCGTTTTTACCTTCCGTCCGGTTCACCTTGCATTCACCGGAAAACGGCACAATGTCACCGTTGGACGGTTCGACCATCTGATCGCCTTCGTCAGGTGAGGCGAGAGCCGCGAGCGGGATGCAGATCTCCCCGGTTTCCATGCTGTTATCGGTGGCGCCGGGGGGCGCGGTTTCGCCCGAGTTGATCGCGTAATCGCCATCACTCTTGGCCATCGGGGGTTTCGGCATCATAAAAAGCTTTCCGGCTGGCCGAGGCGGTGTTACCCGCCCCGGCTCAGTTCAAGGTTCAGGAACTATTCTTTGGCTTTGGCGGCTTTCGCTTCTTTCGTGCGCTTGGCCGCTTCGGCTTTGGTTGCCGCAATTTCCCGTTCAGCCGCTTCGCTGCGGATCCGCGCTTCGTGCTCCTGTTCGCTCTCACCGTCCTTCCTCTCGACCACTCGAGACGCAGCCACAGCATAAGCCGGGGCTACTTTGGTGAGTGAATCCGGGGCGACCAGGGCGGGATCACCGTCCAGAATCAGCACACCGTAAACGCGGGTGGCGTGGGTGCCGTCGGCGTTGGCCCAACTAACTTTTGTTCCGTTTTTCATAATGATTTGCTCTTTCGTTGATGGTTAGCGGTTTGGTTGGGTTAGCGGTTTGGTTGGGTGCCAATCGTGGCCGGTGGCGCGTAGAACCCGGAAGCACTACCCAGTGTAGCTGCGGATGAGCCGTTAACCTCAATTACCATCGGTTTACCGGCTTGCCCCACCAATAGCCCGCCTACTGAGCTGAGCGTGTTTGTACCGCTCGTGGCGCTCCAGGTCGCCCATATCTGAGGGGCGGCCGAGTTGGTGATCCTGAACAAAATGTCGTTGTTCGTGATCGCCACATGCGGCGCCACCGATAGCGTCATAATGTTCGTAAGCAGGATCGTGCTGACGATCCGGCGCTCGCAGAAGTCGCTATTACGATGCCAGATGACAAGGTTGTCCCCTGCCGCCCAGACGTTGCTGGGACCACTGAATTGCACATGGGTAGAGTCAATCCAGTTCGTAACAGTGTTGTTCGTTGTCACCAAATACGCGGTGATCGCTTTGGCTGAAGCATCGGTCGCGTAATTAATGCAGGTCACAACCGGAGGACCGCCGTTGCCGCTGCGTGGTGAAACGATTGCCCAACTGGCGGCTGCTGCCGGGTTAGTGGTTCCGACACAGAAAACATTCTGCGCCGGGTCCAGCGCCAAGGCACTGAATGTAGCGAGCAGCATCATCAGGCTGCCCGCGATGATTTTCGTAAGAGTTTTCATAATCGTTATTTCGATAAAGTTTTGGTTGGTGAGGCTGTCGGTCTAAGGCCATTGGCCGGCAGCCTCAGGTGGGTTTAGGCGAAGGTGGATTTATTACGCATCGCCACGTACCGGGGCACGTCCCCGATCGTGTTGGCCGTCGCCGAGGCGTTGTAACCTTTGGCGATGAACGGGCCGCAACCGAACATTGATTTCCAGGCGAACACAGTTGTTTGGTTGTGCGAGTCCGATTTGTCGGCTTTGTTCAGGATCTCGATGCTCGGGGCTTGCTGACTGCCGCCAGCTCGTTTGTTGCTCAAGGTCGGGAGTCCGAACGATTCGTCACCAATAAACAGGGTGGTGTAGATCAGGCCGGTCCCGGCGTCGGTGGTTGATTCCGTGCCGTATGTGCCAGATTCAACCCAAGGATTGTTGGCTTCGACATAGACCACGCCGTCAATTTCAAGCTGTTGATCCCGCCAAAGTGCGTTGCCGTTGAACACAGCGGATTGGGTCCAGACCGTATCCAATCGAATATCGTGAACGATCTGCGGTGGAGCGATACAGCCGTAACGCCCGCCGATCTTGGGGATCTTCGAGGTCTTAAGCTGGGTCACACAACCGAGGGCGCCGGCACGGGTGAACCGTCCATTGACTGTGGGCGCAGCCGAGAGCGCGTTGAAATCGTTCAGGCTGTTACCGCTGTTAACGATGCCGCCGAACCGTTCGAAATAGCCCCCGTCATTGGCCGCCAGGGTGGCGTTGCTGTAATTGTTGTCCGAGTTGTAAACGCCATTGATCAGCGCGTTACGGGCAACCGTGTCGTAATCCAAGGCGCAATCACCAGCCAAAGCGTCGGTGTAGAGTTCCGAGGTATTCAACAGGTCAATCGCCTGCATTTTGTCGGTGATCACCGATTTGCCCATGCGTTGACCGAGGGAGATTTCCACGTAACCGATCCGAACAGTGGTCAAGGTCGTCGGGGAGGTGCCTTCAGTGATGGCTGTAGGCGTCACCAGTGGGACGATGGAGAGTGAGACCGTCTCGGCATTGATACCGGACAGGTTAGCGCGCCGCGGACGATAGAAGCGGATGGTTGTTCCGATGGTTTTGTAGGCTCGATCCAGGCCGTACTGGCAGAGCTTCAACATCGGCTCGATCTTGCGGAGCAGCTTCGAGTTGTAGAGCGTCTGAATCCGGTCGGTCATGGCCGGCGGATTGCTGGTGGTGCTGTCGAGGTTCAAGGCCCCTTCACACCCGGGATACTGCGCCTTGACCTGAGCGAGGATGGTTGCGGCTTGGGCCAGGCACCGTTCCCAGCGCGATTTCCAAAGCCAATTACGGTAGGAATGAAGGAGGAAGAGCGCACCTACCAGCGCCACTAACAAGAGAATTGCGGTCATAGCTTGACCGCGAAAGCGTTACCGAAACCTAATCCTGATAACTGGACCGTTGCCCGGCTGTTTCTCGCCTCAACTGTGTTTCCAATTCCTGTTCGCTCATTTCAGCGTCAGACTTTGGAGATTGTTCAGTTGCCGCGCCACCGCCAGGGATCGCCAGCTTGGATTCGAGCTTCTTAACTTTCGCGTCTGCCGCCTCGAACTTCCCTTTCCAGTCGAGCGCACGCGCCGCCGTTTGTTCCGCCGCAATCAATCGTGCCCCGTAGTAAATGCCCTGTGGGTCATTCGACAAATCGGGGTTCGTTTTTATCAGAGCTTGGAGAGCAGCATATTCCGCCGTGCGTTTGTCAAAGCACTGCGGGAAGTCAATAGACGCCTTTTGCCCCCACTCCTTTTGCTTGCCCTCAAACTCCGCTCTTTCCTGTTCAGCGGTAGGGCTGGGCTTAGGTGGGTTGGCGCGCAGATCGGCAGCGTATTGGCGAGCATCTTTGGCCTTGCCTTTAAGGATGATGGCCTCGGCTTTCTTGGCCTCGGAGGCTTCGAAATCGCCTTTGTCTTCAAGGCGTTTTGCCTCATCCAGCGCAGCCTGCGATTGCTCGAGCCAATCAAGGGCCCAGGCATCCGCCTGCTCAGGTTTAACGCGTGGCTGTCGCAGTTCCTCAGCCTTACGGTCAAGGTCCTGCTGGCGTTTGGTCAATTCCTGCTCCCGAAGTTTGTACTCGGTCTCGGTCTTTTCCAACGCGGCTTTGCGTTCATTCAACTGTTTCCAGCCGCCTTCCAGGCGTTGCTGGTTCTGCGCAAACTTGCTCGCCTGCTTGGTCTCTGCAGCGATCTGTTCTGCTGTCTTTTGCTCTGTTGGTTTCGGTGGTTCAGTAGGCTTTGCTGCGCCCGTAGGTTCAGTAGTTTCGGGCGGGGCTGGCTCAACTTGCTCCGCTTCGGGGGCGCGTTCCCCGGTAGTCGCGCTGGTCGCCCCTGGCGCGTCGGGCCCCGGCGTCGGTGGCGGCTCAGCGGCCTCCATCTGCGCTAACAGGGTCTCGGCGTCCATAGACGATTCTGCGGTTTGGGTCGAGTCCATCATTTCTTAGCTGGCGATGAGGATTCAGCAGGCACCGTCTCGCCTGACGGCGTGCTGTCAGTTTGCCCCATTACGCAAGGGGCGGGCGAAAGTGTTTGTGTGAACTCAGACACAACCAGTCGGATACTGCCGATAAACGGCCCGTTGTAGCCGCAGTACTCACGAAGCAATTCACGGTTGTGCACACCGGACTGAAGGCGTGGATCGGCTTGCAATTTGGCAAAGGTTTCAGCCGACACAGGAATTACCTTTACCATTTCTGGCAGGTTCTGATGAAACTCGCCCTTTCGTATGCCGCAAAATGAAGCAGTCACGGGCTAAGCCTCTCCATCACCCCAAGTTCTTCTTCCATGTCCTCACGTCGCACCGGTGTCTCGTGGGTTTCAGTGAGCGAAAGGATGTTCTTGCGGCAGAAGTCGTAACCGGTGGCTTGCTTGGGTTTGCTCGGGTCGTGGGCTTCGTCCAGGGCGGTTTTGTAGGCGACTGCCTGTAACCGGTTAACCAGCTTTTGACCGGTGGCACCCAGAAGGAACCGTTTCAACTGGTCGGCATCCTCTTCGGTCCAGAGTGATAGCCGGGGGAGTTCAGGGACCGGCGAAGCGGCCGCCGGCTCTGATTGCACGTTAACTAACCTCAGAAGGAACCGTTTACCTATGGAAGTGAGCCGTTTCACGTACGTTAGGCTATTGCACGGGTAGTATGGGGTTGTCAACTACCAAATCACGCTCAGCTACTAGTTTCCTTAGGTGTTGAGCGCATTCGCGTAGCTCTGCCTTAGTGTCTAGCGGCCTGCCGGGTAGCGGTTCGGCGCTCTCCATCCTCTCAAGGAGTGCTACGGCTTCGGGTGTAACTTCGAGATTAACCGTGTGCATGTTCATCGCCCCCCATGTGTCTGGATGCTGCTTAAATTCCAACCGCAGGACCATCCTCCGCAGAAGCAAATGGACTCGCCGGCTCATTCCTTGGCGAGCGGCTTGATCGCTTGCTTCCGTTTCGCGGGTGCCGCCGGTGTAGGTACACCCGCCTTGGCTAACTTCGCGTCCTGGTGTTCTCGATGACACTTTTCTGAGCAGAATTTCAGGTTGTTATCGAAGTGTGTAGGGGGCGCTACTTTACCACAACGATTGCAGATCTTCGGTTGTGCCTGGGGTTTGGCCTCCGGCTTGGCTGCGGCCTCTGGTGGGGTCTTGGGTTTGGGCGGCCATTCCACAATCGTAACATTCTCCGGTAGTTGGCTCGGGCCGGCTTTGAGGTTCGCTATCGGGAAATCATGGGGCACGCTGTAGGGTGTCTTCAGCCGGTGATTTGACCATTGCAGAACCACCGCGGGCGGGTCCTGGGTGGTGTCGAGCGTGATATCTTCGACGTGGCTTTGCTCTGGTAACAGGGCTTTGACGGCTGCTACGTCAACGGGGAGGGGAGTGCGGAATGTGCTCATGGTTGTTCCTGTTTCATGCGACGAAGGATCATGTAACGCGGCTGAGGCATCCAGTCACACAAAAGGACGCCAGAACGATAAACGCTTTTCCACCTTATTTGCGGCTTCGGTTTCAGCCATCGCTTAACGGTAGCGAACAGCGGCAGAGCGGCGAGAAAGGCGCGGCGGTTCATTTGGCAATAGTCGCTATCTTGGGTTCAGGGGTGGGTTGCTGCGCCTTCAGTTGTGCTCTGGCCTGTTCAGTCTTGAAAATCTCCTCGGGTGACGCGGCGGTGATACCAAGCTTTTGCAGCCACTGTGCACGTTCTGATGGATACAGGTCTGCGAGCTTGGCGCTGATAGAGTCGCTTTCTTTACCCTCTGGCGCTGCCGGGGGCGTTAACCCGCCGCTTCCCGGCCCCGGAGACGGAGTGGTTCCGGTCGCGCCATTGGTAGCGCCTACCATTCCGGTTCCCGTCCCGTTTGTCAACTGTGGCTGGCCTTGCGGGGCGGATAGACTCTGAACCATCTGCATCACCTGTGCCTGTAGCTGCTTCGCGGCCTGTGGCTGTTGCTCAGTAAGAATCCGCATGTGCTCCTGCAGGTGGCCGGCTATGTTCTGGATGACGCCCGGGTCAACACTCTGCGCCGTGATATGCTGCTTCTGGATGAACCCGATCAACACCTTGAGCCGTAACACATGATCTTCGTCCGCATTGACCTGTGCTGGGAATCCCAACAGCATAACCGCGATCTCCATCGCTTCCGCTTCCGCTTCGTTCCCCGCTTTGACGTTCGACGGTAACAGAATCCGTTTGACCAACCGCGAATCGTCGGCTGCCAACAGGTCCGTTACCAGCTCGTCGTTGTTACAGTTCGGTTTGCCATAAAGCAGCGTGAACCGCTGTAGGGCTCGTTGCAACTTATCGTGCTTGGTCCCACCTGATCCCGCCGGCAGCACGAAGTATTCATCGTGAATCACCTGTTGCGGTAACTGCTTCAGGTCTTTACCGATAAAGTAAGTCACCGTCTTGTCTGCGTCGTGATACTGAACTTTTAACGCCCAAATATGCTTGAAGATCGGCATCATCCGCACACTTCGAAGCGTCTCCCCGTCGTGGTCGGCGCCCACCTGCTGCAACCCTGCACTGATGCGGCTTTGCGTCGCGGTGATCGGTTTGCTGCCGCCGCCCCCGCCGCTGCTTTCGTCCGGTGCGAACTGGCCGAAATCCGGGGCTTTGGCGCGCTGCTCGGCGACTGACCGTGTAAAGTTGACCTCTTCCATCAAACTGCTCGATACCGACGGCATCTGGACAGCTTTAAGGTTGCCCGGCCACACTTCACCAGGCATTACACGCAGGTTATCAATGTTCGGGATCTCGCCGTCGCTGGTCAGGATCGGCTTGGTGGTCAACGTCATCGCGTCGGCCCGGTCGTTCCAGCATTTGCATAGCCAGGCTTCGAATTGCGCGCATAATTCACCAATCCCACGAGGGGCGTACCACCCTTCATCCACGATTTCCATGGTCAAACTGTAGAACGGCAGCAACGTCTCGCCCTGCCACTCGGTAGCGAGGTAGTGCGGGTCGCAGATCTTCACGTCCCAGTTGGCAGGGCTCCGCGTGTCCACCATCCAACCGCTATCCATTTTCTTGTAGATGTTCCAGAGGATGATCCGATCGGGGTTGTTCGAGTGGGTAACGCCTTCACTGGCCTGCTTTTCAAGCTTCGCCGCGGCCAGGAGCCAATCAGCTTTACCGCGGATGGTCGAGATGGTGGCCGGGCTCTGCTTGAACTTCTGTTCCCGTTTATACTGGTCAACGGTCAGGGTCTGGATCTCCACGAAGTCATCAGCATCGGCGAAGTCGTCAAAGCCCTGGTCCATCAGGATATTCATGGGGCTCACCGCCCGGTAGTTGATTCGGCGTGACCTTGGGTCGAATGTCGGCTTGAACGCTGACCGACCACGCAGTCCCATGCAATCAAACGCCTGTTCGAGCCGATACCTGAACTGGCCTTGAGAGTTGTATTTGAGCTCGAAATTGAAGTAATCCGCCGCGGCCTCGGTATGGTCGTCAAGCTGCTGGCGCATCGCTACGAAGTCCGTCAGTCGGTCCCCGCTGAACACCTGGTTCATCCAGAACGGTTTAATCTGGTTGATCTGCATGTCGATCAGGGGGAAATGCGAGTCGGCGGCTTTCGGCCAGGGCCGATTGACACGGCGTAAACCATCCCGCCGCATCTGGTAATACATTCGCTGTTTGAGCTCCCAATGGGCACGCCTACCGATGAGGTTCCAGTAGCGTTCCTGTAGGGAGTTGCTCACCGGGGGATGGTTCCAAAGCCGTGGAATTGCACCACGTTATAGCGCGTTATGAGCACGCTGCGATCTAACCGCCCGCCCGGAGTCCTAATAGACATCTAGCCTGACATTCAGTTGTCAGGGGGCAGATTGTCAAGTCTGTTCTACTTCGCGGACGTGGACGACCTCGCACTTATCGCACTGAAATGTAGGTGCGTGGTTAAACACTCGCGGCGATGGTCCATGGTCGGGACACCAGCCCAACCACCATTCGTCGCCACTCAGTTGGCTTGCCCTCGGTCCACGCCTGTATCACCGGCAACAGGGCTTTGATTCGTTCTCTGGGAGTCATATCTCGTAATCCTGCTCTTGTTCCTTCTTTGGTTTCTTCGGCTCAGGAAACACACCGCACCAAAGCACACCGTATAAACCTCTGGCCCACCACTTACCGTGATGCCACCAGAACCCTAAGGTTTGGCCAATGTCTTCGGTGGCAGCCTTGCGAACTTGGTCAGGGACTTTCATAGTTTCAACTCTACCATTCACGTCAACCGAACCAGGCCCCCGCGGGCCCTGCCTGTTCCTTCTCTTGTCCCCAGTCCTGTTCGTCTGATCCGTACGTGCTCTTGTTGTGGGGCACTCCTTCAGGCACTCCGATCACCTGCCGACCAGTAATCAGCGGCATAGGTCGCATCACGCCAAACACGGCGTCTGCTCGATCTGGTGAGCACCGCACGGCGCCACCTTCGCGGTTCGGGTCTTTCATGGCCTGTTTGCTCTCGATGGCCAGCAATCCCGATGGGTGAGGCACAAGCTTACGATCCAACATCTGGCCGTATAGGTCCGAGTCATCCGGTAAAATCCATCTGCCGTTGATAATGTCCTGGCCACCTTCGCACCAGGTCTCTGAGGCAAGGTTTTTGTAGTGGTCGTTGAACCGCGGCGGGCCGCCGTTGTGCGCTTTACCTATCGGCCAGCCCAAATCCCAGATCGCTTTGATGATGTTCGACCCTTCGCCGTCGGCGTCCCCCTCGACTTCATGCGGTTTGAGCCCAGGAATACGGTTGAACTCCTGAACAAACCGCGCGGCTACAGCGTGGATGCCTTTGGCCCTGAATGCGGCTGGGATGGTGATACGGTTGCCACGACGATGCGCTAACACGTTCTCGTCACCTGAGGCTGTCTCTGACCAAGCGAAGTCGCAAAACACCTTCTGGGGCCCGTCCTTGAACGGTGGCGGGTTGGCTAACAGCGCGTCCAGGGCGTAAAGCTGGATGATCGCACCGGCAACGAACCCCATGAACTCAGCATCCAAAGCGGATTTGACCAAGGGATGCTCGGCGCCCCATTTCTCACGCATCTGCGCGATCCGTTCCTGGGGTATGTGCGGGCAGTCTTCCGCGCGCTGCTTGAAACACTCGAAGAACTTGCGCCGTGTGGTGTGTGACCGCCAGAACTCGCCTTGCGCGTACCCTGCAGATGAAGCGTAGAGCCGACGGGTGGTGCGACAACGGTCGCCAGCCTCAAATACCGGGTCTTTGATGGTCTTGGCCTCGTCAAAGAGCAGGGTAAGGCATTCCCCCTTGTCCCGGTTGCCTTCGTGTTGGCCTTCGAACTTGCCGGCGTCGTTGGTCGCGAAGCCATGCCAGAAGCAATTCGGGTTCGGTGTGTTGATCCGGCAGTCCTGAAACTCCCATGATGGGAACAGCCCGCGGTATTTCTGCAATTCCGGGTTCAGTTGGTCTTTGATCTGCCGAAAGGCGCCACTCGTGGACATGATCCGGCCATTGGGGAACAGAAACAGGCTCCCCAGGATGATGGTTGAGAACACTTCCCGGGTCTTGCCGCCGTCGTTACAACTCACGAAGGACCCGCAAAACCCTTCATGGAAAGCAGCTTCGAGGACTGCGCGTTGAACCGGGTGGTAACGTTTGCCGAGGATCTCTTCACCAAATCCAACGAAGTCGCTGGTCTCGCGGACTACGATCTCTTCGCCTTTGGACAGCTTAACGGGTGGAACCATTGGCTTTTGCTCGAGCCTTTTGTGCTGCGCGTTGTTGGATGGCCTTTACCAAGTCCTCGCCGAGCCCGGTCAGGGTGCCGCTAATTTGGGTTTCGCTCTTTTCGCGCCACTGGTCCGGTTTGCGGTTCTTCAACCAGAAGATGCAGGCCACTTCTGAAGGCGGGTAGTGTTTGGTGTAGGGCGTGGCGGTAACAACGCCCTGGTGAGTGCTGAAATAGGTGTCTGGGGCACTATAGCCGATCGCCCGTTGGAATAGGGACTTCTCAACCGCAGCGTCGGCTGCGGCTTTGGACTGTTTTAAGGTGTCTAATAATTCAGCGTCTCGTTTGGCCAGGGCTGAACGATTGATACCAAGGGCTTCGGCCAGGTCCTTATCAATGCCGCCCAGCCGGCCGACGACCTTGGCTACGTTCTTCGGTTCAACTGCTTTTTGTGGTCTGCCTGTTTTCACTGTTTTCACTGTGTCAATCCTAGCACTTCACCCCACCACGCGCTCGATCCTTTCGATCTCTTTGCGGACAATCGCATGTGCTCGGTCAATAAGCTTGGCGCACGGTAGTTTGCCATCCTCTCGCACAGCCTCGGCAAGCTGGGTTATTTGCCAAGATATTACCACAAAGTTGCTCTCTTTCTTCGGGTGTCATGTTATTCCCTTCCGATTTGACCAACTTCATCAATTCCGAGTTTTCCGCGCAACGCGGCATTGTCTTTCTGCAAGGCTCGAATTTGCTTCATAAAGACATCAGCTGTTTGGTTCTTTTCATCGAGTAGAATCTGTGTATCCCTCAGAAGATTTTGAAGGCGTGAAGCTTCTCTCTCCCACATCTCAGCGCACTCGCGAGCATTTCCAGGAACGTAGCCATCCGGACCGATCTGACGGCGGGCCAATGCTATATCACAGGAACCGTTGCAGGTTCTAAGATGTTCGTATAGCAAGCGCTGCCCAAGTCCAGCAATGGCTTTTTCGGCGCTGGCCAACTCCCGCTCAAGCTCGGCGATGCGCATCTCTGCTGTGCCAAGGTCGAGTTTGTGCTGTGCTAGTCGCGTAATCAGTTCTTCAACTTCGCTCATATGTCATAACAAAAGGGTTGCGGTTGTGGTTCTGGCGGCACGATGCGCTTATGCCATAACGCCAACGTTTTGAGAAGCATTTCAAAGTCCTCCTGTGTCATCGGGAAGCGTATTTGACTGGGGGTTTCACCAGTCGGAACCATTAGAGTTTGTATTTCCTCACTCATATTGCCTTTCGTTCGGCTGTGTTGGGGGTGGATTAGTAGCGGTTTAGTTTCTCGGGTCTGTAATCGGCTCGCTTCCAGTCCGCCCATGAAAACCGTTTATCGTACGCACCTATACACCAGCGTTGAAAGCCCATAGTGGCCTTATTCCTTTCGTATGGCATGGGGTAGGGGCGGCATCCGAACTCGCGAAGCTTTGATTGGCGGTAAACCCAATCAGTGTCGGTCTCTCCGGGCCAATAGCCGATTAGAATGTAAACCATGATGTGGTCGGGCTTCACTCCGTATTTTATCAGTCGGTTCAGGCCAGCGAAAAGCCGTTCTTCGTCCTTTCGATTATCCCAAGCGGTATAAATGCGCTTGGTTTTCATGTCGTCGGCGCGGTAGTCCACCGAGGCGATTGCTTCCGCTGACTCGTCAGTGATGAACCTGACGTTTATCCCCTGATTGAAACTGACCTTGAATCCGCCTTCCCGAATCTCTGCGATCCGCTCTCTCCATGCGGGTTGACCAAAGAAGTCATTGTCCAGTAGAAGCAACTCACGCGGCCATGGTTCGCCGCGCCAGATTTCGGCTATGGTGCGCTCTGGCCGGATCGCGCCTTCCTTGCGGGGCACGACGCAGAAAGAACAACGCAGGCGGCATCCCCGTTGCGTAAAACCGATGCTCTGGCGCCAGCGTGGATAAAGCGAATAGTCCTGCTCGGTCGTTTCAATGCCGTGGCGCTCCAGTGAATCTGAAATATCAACCCCCGTTCCACCGACAATGGCGTTCGGGAAATGCTCCCGTAACAGTTCGGCGGCTGGACGGGTTTTCTCAAAGATGGCTGACCCATAAACCACGTCCGGGCGGTCCCAAAGGCTTCGCTCGGGGTTTCCAGTCCACCGAAAGCTAACCTCGTGGCCAAGTGCGCGATGGTGAGCCGCCACACGCATCAAGGCGATGTTTGGAATCTTGCCGTCGAGTTGGAACAGCAACACATTCATATCCCCTTCGTTCCGGTTTGGCCTTTGGTTTGTTGGTCGTGTGAGATTAGCACGTGTGTTCCTGTGGTTTTGCTGATGATTTGGCCGTACTGCCATTCAAGGCACGGATCGTCGTCAAGTTGGCCGATGGTGCCACCCAATAGCCTCATGGCAAGTTCGTCCCGGAGTGATTTGTACGCAAAGGGTAGCACATCGCTGCCCAGGCGCTTGCGGCCGTACCGGACAATGAGGATACGGAAGCGTCCAGGGCTTTGCGGGCTAGCCGGCGTTGCTGAAATGTTGCGGTCCAATGGATGTGATGGCTCATTTTGTTTGGACTCGGGGCTATCCAGTCCAGCCAGAGACTTACGGTAAGCGATGGCCTCTTTGCAATTCTTCGAGTAGGCTTTGCCGTCAATCCAGATGATTTCAGGTTCATTCTTCACTTTCTTTTCGTCTCAGGTGGGATTTTGAACGTGTCATCTCGAAGCCATTTTTGCAGATGGGCGATTAGTGCGCCGACCTGATCCCGGTTAAGGTGCATTCGCGTAGTGAGTAATACATCATCGGGAATCGGATACGGCACCCACCCACACGTTGCCTCTGTTTTTATGCCGTGTTCAGCCGCCTTGCCGTGAAATATTTTCGGGTCCGCATCATCAACGCCAAGCCAGATCGCCGAAGTTTCATAAACGGCCAAACTGCTGGCTTGCAGGCTGCACGCTGCGCCGTAATGGTCTTTGAACTCTACGGTTTCAAATCCACGTTTCGTTTTAGTCGTTTTACCAAGTCTTTTCATACACTCTTACGCATCGTTTAAAGGGGTTAGGGGTTGTTTGATTGCTCGGGCGAAGATTTGCGCGACTTGCGGGACGATGGCGTTTCCGTAGCATCTAATCGCGTCCAGTTCGGCGGAAAACCCATCATTGCTTCCACTATCGGCAGGAACTGACTCGGCAGGAACTGACTCGGCAGGAACTGACTGTTCACACAGAAGCGAGACCGCACGCTGATTTGATGCGGCAAGCTCAGGGAGGCATCGCCGCCCCCGGTTCCGTTTCGCCGATTTCGGGCCACCGCTTTGGCTAGTTGGGGGATGGTAAATTTCCTCAAGCGTAGGGCATCCGAGGCTTGCGGAGTGGGCCAGAATCCAGACCCGCTTTCTGATGTGGACGGCGCCCAGGGCACAAGCTGGAATAACAATCGGTTGGACGGCGTAACCGAGGTTTTCCAAATCAGATATGCAAGTGTCGAGTGCCATATTGATGATTCCAACAACGTTTTCACCAACAACCCAAGGCGGGCGCCACTCCTTGATAACATGAAGCATTGCCGGCCACAGATAGCGGTCATCTGCTTTGCCTTTGGCGCCCCTGGTTTGCCGTACCTGCGAAAAGGGTTGGCAAGGGAATCCCCCAGTAATGACGTGGCATCGTCCTCGGGGAACATTGCGAATGTCTCCGTAGTTGGGCACATCTGGCCAATGTTTGCGGAGAACTGCGGCCGCAAACGGATCGATTTCCGAGAATCCGATGGTCTTAAACCCTTCGGCTTCAAATGCGAGGCTGAATCCTCCAATGCCGGAAAAAAGGTCAAGGTGTGTGAGTTCATTTGTCACTCACCGCCCCTTTGTTTGCGCTCGATTGTCATGGTTTTTTGTCCTTCAGGAATTCTCTCAGTCCAATTGCAAGTGATTCGTTACGGCTCGGGTCCTTCAGGATTGCCCGCAGCCACTCGATGCACAGTCTGTTTTCTTCGATGAGTGGGGCCAGGGATTCACCAAGGACGGTTCTCGCACTCCTCACGGCATCGTCACCACAGCAGGAGTTTAAGTTAAACAACGGCGTGAAATTACCGCCATAACTATCAGGGTATCTCGTGTTGCCAATTCTTTCAGCCACATCTTTGGCGAGTTGGTCAAGGTCGATTGTCATATCTTCCGTGGTTTGCCCGCATTGCGTTTCATGGGTTCAGCACTAGGACGACTCGGGCGTTAAGCCGTTTGATTTTCGGATTGTACCAGCCGCCGTAATAATAGCGTGAACGAACAGCCTCCTCGGAAACATCCTCTTTTTCGGCCTGCATCATGCGCCAAGTTTTAAGCGATACGGCCTTAGGGTTCTCGCGCTGCACCTGTTCGCGCAGGTGGTTGGTTATCTTGGTTAGTTTACCCGAGGTCACTTTGCTCCTTTCTTCAGGGCGCGGATGCGTTTGGCCAAAGCTAGTGCCGCAATGCGCCCGCCGTCGTCGTCAAGTAAATCACACTCCTTCGCCGCTTCATCCAACGCCTCGTCGCGTGCCTGGTCCATGGCTTGTTGGATGACGCGCTCAGCATCTTCCGTTTCGCCATCCATGAGGTGGTCATTCCTTCCATAGTCCTTTCGTAATGCAGAACGCTTTGGCCTTTTGCTGCGCGGTGGCGTTCATCAGGCTCCATGCACACATAAATTCTTCCCACTCAAAATGCGCTGCGACGATTCCCTTCAAGACGTGCAGGTAATTCCACATCTGTTCATGGTCGTTCAGCGTGGAGATTACCTCGTGCATCGCGTTCAGGTCATTGCAGAAGTATGGTAGTTGTTCGCACAGGGTAATGCCATTGGGATGGAACCATCCGGGCGTTTCCCTGTAACTGCGCCGTATTTCGTACTTCCAGCCGCAGGCGGTCGCTATTGCCGCGTTGATCTCCTCGTTTGTCATTCCTTCGCCTTTCCGGTCGGGTCATCGCACAGGGCGAGGGCGGCTTCCGCAATGACGTTTTCGTAAGCCATCTCAATGGCTTCTTCTGGTCCCACGCCGTACAACTTTTCTGACTGCTTTCTCAGGGTCTCAGGCTTCATATAATGCGAGATGCGTTTCAGTGCGTCGTAAAGGCGTTGTGCTTTTTCGGTGCTCATAAATTCATTTGGAAAGCTTTGTAACATGTTCCACTGCCTGCCGGATGCCATTCGCGTAGGTCTCCAACCCTTTCAGTGCAAGCACCAGCCATTTAGCGTGTTTTACGCCCTTGGCGTTGCGTAGTCTCCAGATGGACCGCTCGATATTCTGGATGCTGTCAATTACCTCGTATGACTTCATTTGGCCTCCTTCTGCGCGCGTAACAGTCGCTCCCACAGGTCAGACAGCTTATCTGTCGATCTACCCATGAAACCGATCTTGTACGCCTCTGCGGGGTGGCTGTGCGCGTAATCGTGGTGTTTCTGACAGGTCCCGGCGAAGTTCAGCGGTTCACAGATCAGGTCCGGCCGCACCGACCGCGGGATTAAATGGTGTGGGCGCTTGCCGGCTGGCCGTTTGCACCCTGGCCAGTCACACACAGGCACGTAGGGTGCAGCGTTGCGGACCAGGGCGTCCCACCAGATTTTTACTACGCGGTTTAGTTCCGCCAGCACTAATCGCCGGCGGGGGCTGATCTTACGGAGTGGTTTTTGTCGCTTCATAGACGGCTAGTATGTGTTTACAGGTTCGATTTCGGATCTGGCAGTCTTCGCACCCGCAAACCGGCCTGCCCTTCACCGGCTTGCGTTGTTCGGGGTCGTAATTCATGTCCACCAGATGCACGATGCCCTTGCGGCTCTGGCTTTGGACCAGAAACCGCTCGGGCTCAAATGGTAGGGGCTCGACCTTCATTTAATCGCCGTTGCCGTTGTGCTCTGATTCTCCGTTCTGGTCGGCTTTTATTACCCGTGTTTTCACGTGGTCTTTGCCTTCCTTTAGGTAGATTTCCCGGTCGCTGTACCGGTACGATTTCAGCCCGAGGGTAGCTAGCCGTTCCTGGGCCTTGCCATCTACCGCCGTGATTTTCTCCGCGAGCTTGCGCTTTTTGGTGACTAACTCGTCCATCTCGTCACCGAGGGCCTCGAGTTCCGCGTCCTCTTCCTGGCCGCCAACGCCCGGGCCCCGCATGTTCGGCAGGTCCTGAAGCTTTGGCCGGCGGCTGCGCCGTTCCTTGGCGTCGGGCGCCGTCTCGTTACCCGGTTCAGGTGGTGGCACCTGGTTGCCGGTCATTGTGTCCTGTAGGTCGGCGGCTACTGCCGCCAACTTCTTACTCTTTCTGGCCATGTTTCCTTTCGTGTGTGTGTTTTGGTTTTGGTGTTTTTACGGTCGGGTCAAAATCAACACTTCCTCATGGTCAATCCGGCGTTCGTCACCGTCGGGTATGCCTGCCTCGTAGAGACGGCGGAAAAAGCTTTTGCGCTGGCGTTTGGTCTTTTCCTCGCCGAACAGGCCAGCTTCTACGGTCTCGCTGACAAGCATCGCGTGGATCCGCTCCAGCGGTTGAAAGCCGATGTGTTCACACAGACGCATGGTGTCGTCGCAGAGTCGGACCCGCTTACCGCCTTTGCAGTAGTCTTTGACCACCAGCACGAGGACGCCACCGGGTCGTATAGCCTGGAAGCACGAGCGGTAAACCTGATCCATGGCCTGCCAGTATGTTTCGCCCTTGGCATTCCCAATTTGACCCTCGGTATTACCGTACTCATCATTCATTGAGTTGCAATTGTATTCACTCATTTGCGCAGGTCGGTGCCCCGGCTTTCCAAAGTTCTTCGGATCTCGCTGCCATGCTGTTTTCATTTCCTTTAGCGTTCCCGATGTGCCCTGCTTGCAGTCCTCGAACGGCGGACTCGTCACCACCGCGCCCACCTTGAGCCGTGAAATCTGGCCGTCGCTCGTGCCGTATTTCTGGTCGGCATCCTGTGAGGCTGCTTTGGCGCTACGTCCTGACTGCTGGCCGTTGTGCTTCGCTGGTTTGGTGTTCAATCCGCCTGCACCCGCCGCAATGTCGGAGTAAGGGGGCGATGACACCACGGCGGCCACTTTCCCCTGCTGCAAGCCTTCGATCTGTCCCTCGGTGTTTCCGTACTTGGCGAATGCTCCCGGCTCAATCTGCTTCGTTCCGCGCTTGCCGCCGCGCTTCCCGTTGTGGTCCTGTGACATTGGCAGGTTGTAGGGCGGCGAGGACACCACCGCTTCGACCACACCGGCGGGGCAGCTACCAATGTTCCCGTTTGTCTCTCCATAGCCGGCCTTAATCGCCAGCAGACTTTTACCACCCTGCAGCAAGTCGTGTTTCGTGTCCGGTCCACCGCCATGCGAAAGGGTTTCAGAATACGGCGGACTACTCACAATGGCCTGAACCCGCTCCGCAAACTTCCGGCTGTCCCCCTGGACGATCACCGGCAACGGACACCCGAGGTATTCCAGCTTCGTCCGGTGTAGCTCAATGTTGGCCCTGGACCAACCCACAAAACGCGGCTCTAATTCACACCCAAGCCACCGTAGGCCACGATAAGCCGCTACGAGTCCTCCGATAGCCACTCCCCCGAAAACGTCGCCCACAAGGTCACCACGCTTCAAATAACCCCGTTGTAGGCAATGGTCGAAGATTCGTTCGATCAGACCGAGGGAATACTTCGCCGGATGGCCGAAAGACTGATCGGTGATAAAGCCTTTCAAGCTTTTGTCGTAGCAACCGTGCCAGATCGTCGGTTTCACAAATACTCCCTCGGGTCCACGTCTTCCCGTGCCAGCTCGGTTTCGATCCGCGCCGCGCTGTTCTCGTAGCTGTCCGCGATCCGGTCGTGTCCTGCCAACCGCTCTTTCTCCGCGTCTCTCAGGTGTTGTTGCCACATCTGGGCCAGCCATTTCCTTCGTTCTTCGGTGATCATGCCGTCGCCATCTCCTGTTGTTCTTCTCTGCGCACGCGGTTAAACGTTTTCCAGTAGTCCTCAAGAATCACGCGCCAGAACTTGGGTTTCTCCAATATCGCCGCCGGTAACGCCTCATCCCAGATCATCCCAGAGCGGTTGCACCAGTCCGACGCCAGCAACGCGTACGCCTGGGTCAGAGTCACCAACACTTTCAAAGCGTCCTCAGATTCTTTGAACCGTGCTTTCTCTGCCGGCGTCTTTGGCTCTTCGCCCGGTTTGGTTGGTTTGTTTGGCTTGATCCCTGCCTGGATGATGCCGAGGCAGGCCCTGTAGATCGCGTCCTCGATGTTTTGCCGACGTATGCGCAGGTCGTAACAGCGATCACACGTCGCGAGCTTTATCAGCCTGAACGGGTCCCCAAGCTTCGCGTAATCGTCGTCAATCTCGACCACGATGGGCCGAGCACACATTTTGCAATTAGCAGCTTGTTTCATGGTAGGTTTGCTTTCTGCATGGCCTGTTTAATCGTGCGCTCGAAGTGGGTCAGAAACTTTTTGGGCTGGTGCCCGTTGGCCTGAACCTCATCCTCCCATCGGCTTTGGTTAAGCCAAGTCGAGGGGTGCGGGATGTACCGGCCGCCGTCCTTGGTCCACTGCTCGCACCGCTTCTGCTCTGAAATGGCATCGAGGATTCGCGGCAACAAATCGTCGAGCTTTTGCTTGAGCCATATCCGGACTGCTATTCCCTTTCCAACCTTGCGCGGGTAGGCATTCCAAAATTCTTCAAAGCCCTCCCCTCCCCCAATGGGGGATAAAGGGGGTACTTCTCTACTAGTATCTTCTAGTACCTCTGTGTTAACAGGCATTGACACCCTCGTTAATGGGTGTTGACACCCCCCGTTAACAGGCATTGACACCCCCACCAGCCATGGAGTGACTTTCAGCTTGCGTAATCCACCCTCAGAAACGTCGGTTGAGACGTACTTTCTCGCGGCCAATTTCGAGAGCATTGTTCGGATGGAGCCGGCGGTACTGCCCATCATCCGGGCAAGATGGCCGGCACTGGCACGACACCCACGGCCGTCATCCAGGCTGTCTATTTCGGCCAATAGGCATTTCTCGGTCCATGTGATGGTGTCGTCGAGCCAGATTTGGTAAGGTATCCACACTCCTTTGAACGCCCGCGGTTGCCCGCGTAATTCCTCAAGACTGCCCTTAACTGCTGGGTCTGTCTTGTTGGCGAGGATTAAGTCAATACCTTCAGTCGTGAAGCCTTGTTTTGATAGTAAGTCTCGGTCTGTCATTGATGGTAGTTAGGTTTGGTAGTTGGTTCATTCCGACGGAAAGCTTTTAGGTTCTTCGAAAGGTTATCGCCCAGATCCACGGATTCTTGTCCCATGAGCCGGGGCCGTTGATTTGGTTCCAAAGATCGGAGTACGTGTTGTAGTACACTCGCGGGTCGTTCAAATTAAATTGCTCCATGCCCCTGCCAATGGACGGTTTCACCCCTTCGGCTTTGCAATCGTCATAGGAAATCTCCTGTAACCGCTGCACCCGAACCCCTGTTATTTCGAGGGTCAGGCGGGAAGCCCAACGAGGCATAACGATTGAAGGAAACCGCTTATAGGTGCCCACAAATGCGCCCTGTTGCATGTTCCCGTCCCGGTCTCGGCTGACTTCGTTCTGGCCCTGTGAGTGTTCTAGATCGTAAATGACGAAGTTAGCCTCGGTTGGCTTTACTCCATTGGTCCAGAAGGTCTCTTTAATCCACAGGCCGTGCCAACGCCCACCATAAGGACATTCACAGATACCGTGACGAGCGGTGCCACGCCCCGGATAAGCGTCATATATGGCGATGGCTATATCCCCGCGTGTCGCGTGCTTTATGTACTCAATACCTATCCCCGTCCAAGCGGGATCGGGTTGGTGACTCAATAGTCGCCGCGTCTGCGTCTTTCGACCGTCCAGAATGGCTTTTACCATGTCGCCTTGAAATAGGATTGGTCGTTCTTTCATCGTCGGAAACTAGTTTGTGGAATTTCCCAAAAGCGGATGCCTGGGATCACCGTCTTAACCCCACAACACGCTTTCACCGCCGACGCCTTCAACTCCGGTTCCGTGAACAGGTCAGGCCGGGCCTTGTAGAGAGCATCCCGATCGGTGACTTCCCATTTCAACTCCATCCTGGTCGCTGCACCTTTAGCCTTGCTGACTTCCGGTAGTGGCGCCATGAGGACCGCCGTTGCCGCTTCGGTCGCCTGATACGCTGCCTGTTCAAGCTGTACCTGCTGGTCTATTGACTTCGCTTTCTCTGCTTTGGCTTCCAAGGTCCTGCGCTCGTTCTCGAGTCGCTCAAATTCTGCCTGTCTTTGGCGTTCCTCTGCCGCTACACGCTCGTTTTCTGCGATTTGATAGGCAGACACCAGCCGGCCAAGCCGGTCTTTCTCAGCCAAAAGCGGAGCCAAATAGTTCCGCTCCAGTTCGATCAGCTTGGCTTTGGCTTCGTCCAAGGGTCGGGACAGTGAAACACGGGCTTCCTGAACTGATTTTATGTGGCGTTGCAAGTCCGAACCACAAGCAGATGCCCACTGCTGACTTTGTGCGCTGGTGATGGCTGTAATGTCCGCAGATTCGGCGATCAGGTCATCGCGCGCGCCTACCTGCTCCGCCGGGACGCTGTAGCGTTGTGGTAGTTCGATGGTTTGCTCTATGATTTGCATGGTTATTCCGTCCTTTCCGGCAATTCCTTGAATCCACCGCCTTTCAGCGATTGGTAGTAGCTCTGTTTTCCATCCCACAGGAACCCCATGAACACTTCGAGAAATTCAACTTGCTTCAGCTTGATCAGGCTCATTTGCACCTGAACCCAATCCTGTTGAATCTTCCACGCCGTACGGGCGGCTTGCTCGTGGAAATCTGCCTTTACCTTGCGCGGTTTCGACACGCCAGAACAGTACGATCGCCAAAGGTAGTCGTGGACCTCGGCCACTCTCGCGGGAAGCCGTATAGTGAATCTGTTTTCGCCTACTTCCACCGTGAAGAACAAGGCCGCAGGCTGCTTGTCCTCGTACTGCTTGGTCACACCTGAGACGCCGCACTCAGCCAAATACGCCTCGATATAGGCAATCGTTTGGTGCGTGGGCGTGGATGACGTGTAGTTTTTGAGGTTCATTCAGGCTTTTCTCTTGAAGGCATAATGTTGGCCTGCAGCATCAAGGGCCGCACGAAACGCCTGATCCTTGGCGATGGTCTCAGGGCGCTTCTGTTTGCCGTTGTACTCCGTCTCGACCTTGTGGCCGATCCAGTAGCCGTACAACAGCTTCTTATCCATCTTGCCCAAGGTCTGGTCTTTACCCTTGCCGTAGAAGCACACAAACGACCTCCAAGCCTCATCCTCAGTAGCTTCTACAGGGGGTGAACTCGGCTGCTGGTTGGCCCGGGGCGCTGTTTTCTTGTCCGGTGGGCTGTCTGATTCGGGATTCGGCGGGTACGGCGCTACGGCGGCGTTTCCATCCTTGAAGTCCTTTATCGCGGCCAGAAGCAGCTTGTATGGTCTCGTTGAGGGCGGGACGTACTTCAGCGGCAGGTCCGACAGGGACTCCACGTCAGGAATTAACCAATTTATCTTCCAGCAAAACTCATCCGCGTAACCAATGTCGTTCCCCAGGTCTTTCAGTATTTCGGCCAAGAACTTCTTTTTCTGTTCCTCGGTCGCACACTTCGGGGCCACCGTCTTGACGACCTTTTCACCACCAACCCCCTGTACCGGCTTGGCCTGGGGTGAAGTAGCAGCACGGGCGGCGGCAGTACTCGGTGTATGAGCCGCCGGGTCTGGGGAATGACCTCTGCCGCCCGTGCTGGGATCGTTTGGTCTGAAACCGTTTCGACGTTTCCACCATCCGTCACCAAAATCCTTTTTCCACGCCTGCAAACCAACGCCCAACTCTTTGGCACAACGGCGCAGGGCCGCAGTCTTCGCGCCCTCTACAGCGTCAGAGTAGTCCTGGCCGGCGTTGCTCGGGTAGTATTCCATCGCCCCCACCGCCTCAGCCACAAAGCAACCCCGGATCATCAACATCGCCTCGACGTACACCCGACTCCCTTCCGTTTGTGGTTTGTTCGGTCCACCCTTGGTCATAAACGGTTCCGCCCAGCGATTACGCGGGATGATCGCCCATTGCCCCGGACCAAAGGTCGAGTTGAACCGATCACGTAAAAACGCGTGTTCGATGTAGATCAGATGTTCTTTCCCGGCTGCGCCCGGCTTGAACGCTTCATCTGGGAAATCCGCGGCGAGGGCCTTTTGTTCCTCATCCGTGAATTTCAACGTGGAAGCTTTGGCGTAGGCGCTCATGGTCAGGGCAGCGATAGCGTCAACCTTGGCCTGTGCGGGGGTTACTCCGTTTGACGGTGTGGTCTGCCGCACAGCTAATGCCGTGTTCTCCGGTTCGGGTTGTTCGACTTGGGCTAATTTCATAGGTCAATACGGGATCGTGCGTTCCTCTATCTGGCTGTGTTTTTGACAGAATGACCCGGTGTGTTTGGGCTCCTGGCACCCCTCTTCGACACACACATTGTCTTTCCACCTTAATTCTGCCCGCAGCCGGTGAAGCTCGGTCAGATCTGCGTTGAGAAACTCTATAGCCTCTTGGATGGATTTTGGCTGGTCACCATCACAGCCGATGATGAATGTTTCGCGCTCACGTCGCGGATCAACAAGGTTGGCCGCATCCATGCCAATCCACACGTCAAAGCTGTCCTCACTTTTGATTACCTTGATCATAGTTCCTTTCGTTGTTGTTGTTTCACTCGGCCCACCATTCGGGCGTGCATGGCCTCCGCCTGCTCTCGGTTGCCAGAACAGCGATCCATTTCATGGGCCATTGGTCCCTCAAAAACCATTGTTTCCCAGATTAACGGCGGGCCATCCGGAGCGAAGTTGTGATCTAACCCAAGGAAAACCGTGCTAACCGTCGAATCGCCGATCTTGTCCTTTTTAACGATCCGTTGTTGTCCGTTGTCCTGAAACCACTTCCCCCAAGCCAGTAAATCAGGCTCAGGAACAGGTTTTCCGGACGCATCGAGAATGTATTTGTCGTTCATGGGTTCTACGATGTATAAGCCTTGAACCACCCGGCCGTGTTCGTGTTCGACCGCAACGCCCGCTTCTCCAACCCACTGGCCGCTTTACGCAGGATCGCTATGTACGGGCTCAGGTTCGCTCCCTCAGGGATCGATCCCAGACACGCCTGCACGTCGATCTCAAACCCCTGTAGGGCCTGGCCTTCGTCCTCTTCGGGATCAGTTGTTGCAGAATTTGCAACAGGTGGTTCAGTTGTTAAGGATTCCTTAATAACTGGTTCAGGTGTCCGGGATTCCCGGATAACTGGGGCGGCTGCTTCCTGAAGTTTCTTCGTGGTCGGGGGGCCGTCGGCGCTGGCCAACTCGATAACTTTGGCGCGCTTCTCCTTCGGAACTTTTTTCAGTTCCCGCGTCTGCCTAGGGGTGGCCGTTTGTGCGAATGTCGCACACTCGTTTTTAACCTGTTCAACGATTTCTGAGTGTTCGACCAGTTCGTAAGCCGTCCTCACACCGATTGAGTAGGTGTCTTTTACGTACTCTTTGAACGTCGTGTGGGACTCTCGGTAAAGGCGGCTGTCGGAGATTTCCCGCAGGGCATTTCCTATCTTCAAACAATCGACTATGCCGGGGATGATGATGGCTTCCAGTTCGGCAAGCCGTTTTTTCTCTTCGGGGGTCAGTGGGGTTTTTAGTGCTTTCATGGTTTGATCGCGGCTAATGCGGTAGCGAGCATCCGGGCCGACTGAACCGCATCGCAGTAAGGGTTATGCTTTGGAAGTTCCGACGGCTCGCGGTCGTACGTCCCAACGGGCTCCATTCCAGCAGCGAGCAGAAGGGACGAAATTTCAACTAGTGGGTACGGGGCTAGTGGGGACCGCTCTTTGAAGTCATCCAGAATGCACTGGGCAATAAAACCATGCTCCACCGGGAACGCGCAGTCCGCAGCCATCAAAGCACCACCCGTTCTTGCCTTCAGCCACTCATTCCAAAATGCAGCTCGTAAAAGACTCGTTGAGCGGTGCGTGATCTCCATGACTGGGATATTTGCGTCCACCCACTTTCGATCCTCGTCGCGGCCAAAAGCCAAGTGGGGGTCAGAGGCGAAACAGAACCCATTTTGAATCGCTCCGTTTTCGAGGAATACACCACCACCAACAGCAAACCCCTCGCCATAAAGGCCAACTGATTCCACATCGAATACAAAGAATTGTTTCACGCTACCTCCTTGGAAATTAAAGCCCCGGCTCCGGCGCTCTGGTTGCCATGACTGGTCCCGTAAGGAACCGCTGGCCGGGGCTTATCCTTGCGACATAGCCGAGGGAGCGAGCCATGCAGCAAGAAAAGTGAGGACCGGCTGATGTGACCAACCGGCCCGAACTGGGGTACGCCCAGAGCGTTGTTTGGCTTGCTACCGGGTTGATTCTGACGACACGGGCTAGCCTCGTCAGAACAAGCCAGGACTCCACCTTCAAGGCCGACAACCGGCCAAAGAAAGACTCCACCCAGGATCGACAAGGGCAGAATCACAAAAATCAGGATCAACAGGAAAAGAATCACGCGGCCTCCTTATCGTTAACCATCGTCCACTCGTGCAGGCATCGGGAACAAAGGTCCGAGCCTTTCACGACTGAATCACCACAGGCGCTACAGCCTTTCGGGGTGCCGGCCAACTCCGCTTTCCGCTCGTCAAACGACTCGAAAAACGCCTGCTTCAATTCCTCATCTACAAAGTCTGTTTGTCGGGGGTGGCCACACTCAGCCATGAAACGACCAAGTAACTTCGCGTCGTCGTAAAGTTCGTGTCTCATAAATTCAGTCCTCAAACGGGGGCAACATCGCCAGTACGTCAGCTTTCCAGATTCGCGGTTTGTTGCGCTTGCTCTTGTCCCTGATCAACCGGTAACGAAGCATCCCAGGCTTGAACGCAGCCGAATCATGGAGCTTGGTGTCTATGGTCACTTCGTCCTCTCCGAGATACGAAGCGGCCTCAGCACGGCTGCACCACGGGGTGTCGTTACGCTCGATCATGCCGCTTGGAGTTCGTGTTCCTTGTTGATTAGGTGCTCGACCAACCCGGACAAACTTCGATGCCCGGTCTTCACCGCAATGGCTTTCCCATGCTCAACCGTTTCGGTGGAAAGGGTGATATTTACCGGCTTTCTGGTGATCTTCTTGTTGGTCTTTTTGGAATGATGCGCTTTCATTGCGCGTAATATGCGCATATCACGCGCAGCACGTCAATAGAAAAAATGAGATTGTCCGTATTATTTTTTATGGACAATCCTTAAGGGGATGCGCATAGTGTGCGCATGAAGACCGGAGCGAAGCGTAAAAACCGCTACGAAACGAGTGTCCCGGTCAACATCACTCTGCCTCCGCTACTGCATGAAAAACTTTCGGAGTTGGTCAAAGCAAAGGGATTCAGTGGGCCGTCTGATTATGTGCAAGCGCGCATCCGCCTGGATGCTGGTTTGACCCTCCAAGATGACGAAGCCCGCCAAGCAGCCTGAGACCGAATCGGAGAAATCACCGCTAAACATCACGATCCACCGCAAGGTGCGAAAGTGGGCGGAAGACATGGCAGCAGCGCGGGGGCAGACCATTACCGCCTTTATCGAGGGGTTGATCCGGGACGAGTTTGTCAGGCTGTTCGGGCCGATTAGGCCGGAAGGCTACAGCCAGAGGGGTGGGACCCCTGGCGTTACCCCGCAAGAGAAGCCCGCTAGTTCATTGCCGCCTTCAGACGAGGCAGCCATTTTAGCCGCGGTCGTGAAGGAAGTAGAGAACGACGCCGGTGACGAATTATCTTCGCCACCGTCCGGAGTTGGTGAGCCTGCTTCTCAAGGCGCAGAGCCACCTCGTCCATCTTCTCCGGAGTCCAAGCCTCGGCACCCTGCTCGCGAAGAGCGGGAGCGAAAGAAAACTTGAACTCAAGTTGCTTCGGATTTGAGGAACCGATGTTCTTCATAACGCCCGCGATCCTGACACAGAGGGTGAGACAAATACGGTCCAACCGTAAAAGTACCGAAACATGAGTTTTAAAAATGTTGCCGACGGGATTTATAAGTTCAGGGGGCGCTTCTACTACCGGCCATACCGCGCCGATGGTAAGCGCACCTGGCGGGCGTTGCCCGGTGCCACCCTCAAAGCAGCACGGCAACACTTCCACAAACTAACCGGGCAGGGCGTAGAAAGCAGTTTGACCGTGGGGGAAGCCATTGCGGTGTATCGGGCAGCAGATTGCCCGGATGGCCGGCGGCTCGCGCGAACAGGGGATCGGCTCAAGGCTGAAGTGTGGCGGTGTGACATGCTGGATACGTTTTGGAACGCTGCCCAGTGCGCGAACATCACCGCGGCCAGCCTAGACGAGTACGCAGACTGGCGGATCAAACGCGCCAAGAAGGGGCACGGCGGCCGGGCCGTGGACCTTGAGATCGTCACGCTCAAAAACGCGGTGCGGTGGGCTGTCCGTAAGGACCTGTTGCAAACTGACCCATTCAAACACATCACGGTTAGCAGTTACCGAAAGCCCACGGTAAAACATTGCCGGGAGTCGGCGCCGCGGTCAGGGGACGAACTGCACGACCTGGCCGGCGCTCTGTTCGACAGCAAACGCAGTCAGGTTTTGGGCTGGCTCACACTCATAACGGCGATGGTCGGTTGCCGGATCAGTGAAATGCTGGCGCTACGCACGGATGCCAAGCAGGGCGAACCGGGCAACATCACGAATGGGGTTTTGTGGCTGCGTCGAAAGAAGAAAGGAGCCAACAACTTTTTCGTGATGCACGACGACCTTAAAGAGTGCTTGCGTCACTTCGATTTGTGGCGACAAAAGCAGGGCCCGCGGGTGCGTGAGTCCGTGTGGTGGTTCCCAGGAAAGATCGCGGGTCAACCCGTCGAGATTCAGGCGCTTACCCACGCGTTACAACGAGCCGGGAAGATCGTAGCGAAAGCGGCGAGGACCGCGCACGGGTTACGGAGCTTCTACGTCACGTGCCGGCGCTCGCAGGGTGCCAGTGATGCACAGATCGCTTTGGAGATGGGCCACTTGTCCGGGGGCCGTGAGATCGTGCGCACGTACGGAGACGCCACGCCCGAAAAAGTTCATTGGATGCCGTCGGAAGGAGACCCAGCCTGGACCGACGAAGCGTTATACCAAAATTATACCAGTGCTCTTACCAAATCCGAGCACGTCTTGGAGAGCAAGATCACGCGATTAAGCCGGAAAGCACAGAGTGAGGACACGTCTCAAGACAACGTTATAAAGGGCGTGTTTTAACTACGGATCAGAAGGTTTCAGGTTCAA